GAACGTGTCTTGCGTGGTGGTGATGCTATCGGGGGACTCGTCGAGGATGATGTCCACATCAAGCGCCGCAATCTGATTGCTGATTACCGGCTGGCCGCTCATCGGATCGATCTGCAGTTCATTGATGCGGACGAACTGCGCCGCCTCCTGCTGGTCCGTCACCCGTATCCAGCGCTCGCTCGTCCAGTGCTTCCGGATGTTCGACCACATCGCGCGATACACGCGCAGCTTCCAGTCGGACCATGCGTCGATGAAAGGCCCTAGTTCCGCCAGGCCCGACTGCTGCAGGAGAGCGATAGCCCGCCCGCTCTTTTCCATGCCCTTCTCGACCAGCGTCGGGCCATAATTCTCGATTTCGCTCTTCGCCTCGGCCAGCATCTCCATCTGGCCCTGCCACTCGGCCTGCTTGGTGCTGTCCTCGAATGAAAGCCCGCCCTCGATATTGAATTCCAGCACGCCATCGGGCCTGGCAGCCTCAGTGCGGAGCCTCTCGACGTTCTCGACGGCCCCCTTGCGGACCAGGAGCCTCCGCGTATTGAGCTGATGCAGCGCCTTCGAGCGCCGCATGTTGATCTCGTCCTGCGGAGACTTCATGTTCCGCACGAAACCATACCGGTCACCGTCGTGATCGACGTATGCCGAGAACGCCAGGAAGGACGAGCCGCTCTTGCCCTTGTCGTCCACGAAGGGACTAGGTGCCGAGGCGAGCTTCACATTGCTGGAATAGTGGCAGACGTGCCACTCGCCGCCCTTCACATACTCATGCTCGATGACCCGCACCCGCTTCTGCTCGACATCGATCCAGCGCCTCTCACGATCCTGCTGCGCCCAGCTCTCGACATCGCCGCCCGAGGTTAAAAGCCCCTCCAGCTCATCGGCGTGCTCGGGATACATCTCCTGCGCCACTTCGAGGTCGAGCCACTTCGCCACGCCCAGATAGCGCACGTCGGAGAAGTCCGGCCGATAGCTCCGCGGATCGTAGAAGAAGCAGTCGTCGTCGATCGCCTGCAACGTGATCTCGGCATCGCCCTGGTCGCCCTTTTCGAGCACCATCTGCACAATGCCCATGCCCTCACGCCCGGCATTGCGTGTGGCCTCTATGCCGACGCTCTTCCACCTCGCCCGATCCAGCGCATAGCGGAGCGCCTCGGTGGCGATCTCCGCTTCCTGATCGTGGTTCGGGGTCCGAGGGTAGGCTTTCGGATCTTGCCAAAGTTTCTTTAATGTTCCGACTACACCATCTATCTTGCGATTTATTCTGTTAAAAGTGATAACCGGCTGCTTTCGTTTCTTCAATACTGCTATTTCTTCAGCGCTCCATTGGTCGCCGTGGTACATGTGACGCGCCAGCCGCTGCTCCTCGATCTCGGCACGCTTCGATGAACTCCAGTCTGTGTATTGTCTGCGCAGCTTGGTAATCGACTGGCTCTCGTCCTCGTCCTCGCCATAGCTCCGCCCCGCCGTGGCCGAAGGGCCAGGGCGTTGGTAGTCCACAAAAGCCATGGGCTAATGAACCGATCCTAGTTCTTCGCGCCACCACTCGTGCCGCACCGTCTCAGGCTCTACCGCATGGCGCGCCCAGTCCAACCAGACGCGCATGCCGTAGCTGTCCACAGGCTCCTGCCCCTTCCACCACGCCGCCCTTGCCGCACGGCGAGCCTGCCAGCGCTCCCGCGAGCGCCGGATGTGACGCAGTTCCTTCATCAGCGTCCCCTGCCCTGTAAGCGATCTCCCAGGCCCAGCATCTGGGCAATAGCCTGCACGCCCCTGTAGCGAGAAGGATTGTCCTCCTCCGGCATGATGTAGGTGTTCTCGTCGCCCCAGTCCTTCGGATTAGCCATCATGCGCGGGTCAACGGACGGCGGAGCGCCTTCCTGCAGAGCCGAACGCGGATCGATCGGATGCCACTGTCGGATAGGCAGTTGCACATAGGGTAGGTAGAGAGGCCGCCGCGGGTAGGGCATGGCTAGAAGCCAGTGATTATGCTAGAAATGCGTGGAGGACTGACGGTGTGCATCGCCAGCCCTCCACTTAAACACAGCAACCTTTCAGAGAGGTCGCCATGTTCCCGCTCATTGATATAACAGGACAACGCTTTGGTCGACTCGTTGTAGTCGCATACGTAGGAGCACCCCGACGTTGGCTGTGTCGCTGCGACTGCGGCAATGAAACCACCGTCGACAAGATCAACCTCAACGCCGGCCGCACCAAGTCGTGCGGATGCTTGAACGCTGAAGCCAGAAGGTTACGCTTCACAAAGCACGGTCACACGATCAACCACCAATCGTCTCCAACATATTCTGTCTGGCGAGGCATGATCACCCGCTGCACCAATGCCAAAGAAGCAAAATGGAAACGCTATGGAGGACGCGGCATCAGTATCTGTGACCGTTGGCGTTATTCCTTCGAGAACTTTCTTGCTGATATGGGTGAGAAGCCACCCGGTCTCTCTATCGACCGCATAAACAATGACGGCAATTACGAACCCGGCAACTGCCGCTGGGCAACTCCGAAGGAACAAGCAAACAACAAAACCCAACGCTCTAAAGCGATTTTATAGAATACTGTTCTCGATCCTTTTCTGAATAACCCGATCCATCTCCGCGCTTCGACGGGACTTCCTTGGTAGGCACCCACGGCCGCGACATACACGCATACCTGCACGCGTCAGCCGCGTGGTCTTCCGAGTCCGTATCCAAATCTTCAGCGCGCTTCAAATCATGCTGAAGCACCGGCACCGTTCTGATAAAATTGCGGCAGGTATCGAAGACGTAGAGCATCGGCACACCATTTGTGCCCTTGAGGCGCTGGCGCATTTCATCCCAGCCTCCGAGCGCGCCAGCCCCAGAAATGCGCTTGTTGTCAGCCGGGTTGAAATGCACGTTGAGTGAGTGGAATATCTCAGCGCGCGAGGGGCCTCCATCGGCCGCCCAGATACTCGGATCGGCAACGCTATACGTGATTACGTCCCCCGCATCCCGTTCGAGAATGCCCTTAGCGATCTCTGCGATGGTGAGCTTCAAACCTTTGTTCGGCGCACTCGCACCGTACCACTCCTTGATTTGAAGCAATGCGCCTCGCGGGATACCCTGATAGTCGTCGCCGCAAACACTCCACCACTGAACCGAGAATGGGGATAGGCTTCCCCAATCGAAGCTGCGAAATTTCAACCAGTCTTTGGGGATGGCAAATGGCGCGACGACGTGTTTCGCCGGATCCCATCCATCGAAGAAACTTCCTTCAACAGCGCTCCAGTCGCCCTCCAGCCACGCCCTGACGAGCGCCGCGGAGCCCACCATGCGCAGTCTATCGACGTAGCCGGCGTCCTTGTCCAGCAGCACCACGTTGTCGGTAATGCGCGCTGGAATGACGGCGGCAATGCTCTTGATGCCCGAGGCCCGCTCCACCTCCACTGAGCACGGCTTTGGCGGAAACGGGATGAGCTTGTATCGCTCGCTGATCCAATGCTGGCCCGCCCCGCCCGGATTGCCTGTGAGGATCATCTGGATCGGCACCCCGGCGGCACTGCGCAGCGTCCCGAAGAGACGATCGATCGGGCCGGGATCGGGATACTGCCCGGCCTCCTCCACCCAAACATCGGTGAGGTTGCGGCCCTGGTATTCGTCCGCGTCCGAGATCGTGTCGAGGTAGGCAAATGCCACACGTCCTCCATTAGGCATTCGCCACAAGAGCTTGCTTTCGTTGAATTTTCCCCCGAGCGGCGTGTAGATCTGCCGAGAGCGCTCGATCGCGTCCTCGGAGGAGACGGTAGTGCGGCGGAACATCACGGCATTGAAGTTCGGGCCGTGCGCCGCTTCCTTCAGCGCCCATTTGCCGAGGACTGCGTCGGTTTTGCCTCCGCCCCTGGCCCCGCCCATGAACACCTCGGTGCCCGGGCAGCGAATGAGGGCGAGCTGCGGCTTGGACTGCGGGCGCCAGATGATGGTCGGCGGCGGGGCGGCCCTCCCAGTCAGCCCAGTCGGAGTGCTTGCGGGCATTCGGCTGGCTCTCGCTCGGCCAGGAGGGCCATGGACGGAAATAGGCGGTAATGGCCACTAATTGGCGGAAACTGGTTTCCGCCACCAGCGCGCCGGCCAATAGCGGCTCATGCGCTGAGAGACGCAGCGGCTGGGTCTTTTGCGTCTTGGCATGCGTTAGACTTACCCGCTAGGCTGGGAGCATGATCTACGTTCAATGCAAGCACTGCGACGTGATTTACCCCGCCAACCGGGAGCACGTGTGCGTTCAGAACAGCAAGCCCACCAGGAAGCCCACGACAAAACCTGTCACCCCCACGGAGACGAAGAACCAAGTCTCCAGCCAAGCCTCAGAGCCCAGCGGGCGCATCGATCAGCCTCCAAAGCCCGGCTTTGACCGCAAAGCCTACCAGCGCGACTACATGCGCGGCTACCGCGCCCGCAAGAAGGCTCAGGAATGAAGCCTAGCTATCCAATTGCTTTGGCGTGCCGAATTCGGCCTCCCACTCCTCCATGGTCGGGAGTTCCGGGGAGACTGCGAAGGTTTGCTTGACTTCGCCGGAGTGCTCGACGGCTGCGAGATCCGGCATGGTTTTGCGAAGAAGTCCAAGCGCAGCAGTGACTTGCGCGGGGGACAACTCCACCTTGCTATTCACAAACTCCTGCAAGCGCTTAAGAAGCTGAGTAGTCTGGATGCGCGCTCTCGTGCGCTCGTCGTGCGCAGGATTGAGCCGCACACCGTTGGCTCCCCTGGCTTGAGTTCTAGCCATCGCGATATTCCCTGCAGAGGTAAGCGACGAGGATGACGCAGACGAGGCAGGCGAGGACTGTGAAGTAGAGGGTCAATGGGCTGCCGCGGGGATCATTCTGATCAAGGGGATTAAAATATAAATGATCACCACGACTGCGACGAGCGCCCAGAGGATGTATTGGATGATTTGTCCGAAGGGTGGCGCGAGCATTGGGATGATAAGCTGCATAATTGCATATATCACGCCGATGATGATTGCGAGGATGAGCACCGTGATGAGGAGCTGAATGAGAGCGCCTTCCATGGGAACCTCCTTTCAATTTATCGGAGAGACGGGCGATCTTCGGGCGTCAGGTGAGGACTGCTCGGAAGGATCGCCCGCTTCCGATCGAGGTCATGATCGCGTCCATGCCTCAATGCCACTGAACCAATGGTTCACAGACATGTGATAGCCATTGGCTACATTCCCCTTGCATGCTCTGTTGCCATAGGCTACATCAGGAGCATCAGAGAGGGAGACAGAAATGACCGCAACCGCCCGCTACTTCGCCACCCACAACGACCAGATCGTCAGCTTCGACCGCGTCGACTACCGCACTCCGAAGCAGGCGTTCGGCTACGTGGCGACGGACAAGGTGTGGGTGCCGGTCGAGCGGACTGTCTTCTACAAGTCCAGCCCCTCCAAGCATGTCTGCGACGACCGCTGCGTGAATGCCACCGGCCGCACGATGAAGTGCGAATGCTCATGCGGCGGAAAGAACCACGGCAAGGGGCGCTAAGCCCCTCCACCCCCACAGGAGACAACCGATATGACCGCCCGCAATCGTATCGCCAGCATCGCGACGAATGACCCGGAAAACGATCCGACAGCACGCGTCCTCCTCGTCCGCGAGTGGATAAGAAATAGGGGATATTGCTGGCATACGGCCGATGCCGATGGCGAGATTGTCGCCAAGGGCAAAACCGCCGAAGAAGCCGACAAGGAACTCCGCTGGGTGTATAATTATCCGGCTTGGGATTTGCGGTTTGGTTCGTCAGGGACGAAGGCCGAGTGACCCCCGCAGAGTTCAAGGCCGCGCGCTTGTCGCTCGGCCTCTCCGTCCCCGAAATGGCGCAGGCTGTCGGCATCACCCCGCAGGCCGTGCGCCGCCTCGAAGGGCCTGGAGCGCACCGGGCCGTCACGCGCACGATGCAGCTCCTCGTCGAAGCCTACCTGCTCGGTGCCCTGCTGCCGCATGAACGAAAGTAGGCCGCCTGCGTTGAAGGACATCCTGATCCACAGGACCGAGGGAGACATTCCCATGCCCGCAGCAGCGAAGCAGACCAAGGTCGTGACGGAGTTTACCGACGCCGGCGGCAAGAAGTGGAAGGTCGGCGACACCTACACGCCGCGCAACGACCAGGAGCGTCAGGCCGCGATTGCGGCCGGCCAGGTGCAGGAGCAGCCGGCCGACCCGAACGCAGCCGAGTAGCCCCCAGCCGTTTAAACGCTTCTACGGGGCCTCCCTGCCCCGGCAATCGCTATTCCACGGAAGATCGAGACCCCCACGGCCAGGCTGTGGACTGGGTATGACCGCAGGAGCCTCGAAGTCACCCGGTGCCAGGGAGGAGCATGCGCCGGGTTTCAGAAACGCAAAAACCCCGCGGCCCAAAGAGGGCGGCGAGGTGTGAGGCTCTATTTCGTCAATTCGCCTGCTCCGTGTCAAGCCCCTTTTCGCGGCTGCAGGTGGAAATGCACGATGAGCGGCACCAATGCCCTATGCACCTCCGGCAGGACTGAGGACGCGGCTTCGTCGCGGCAGAGCCTGTTCAAGGCGCTGAGCGCCGGTTTGCCGGCCTGCAGGATGGCAGCCTGCGCCGCCTCGAACTTCTCGCGGAACTGCCGCACCCACTCCGGATCGCGCTCCTGCGCCAAGCTTGCCCCTACCCGCTCCAAGGCCGAGCCGCGCATTTCGCTCGCCAGCCCCAGCACCACACGGCGGTTGGTCAGCAGGAACCTGCGCCATCGCTCCGCCGCCTCAACTTCGAGCTCGCTGAGCTGTCGCAAAGCGTAGAGCTTGCCGGCCTGCGAGGCCATGGCCGGGTTGGCGCCCATCTCAAGGTAGCGATCGCGCGCCAGGTGCCATTTCGTGGCTACCGCCGGATCTTCCCGTTCCGCCCACCAGTCGATGCGGCCCGCCTTGCGTGCCACGTCCTTGCGCTTGCGCCCTGCCCGCGCCATCGATCCTCCATTCTGCCCCCACTGCCCGTTAAGCCGGTTCGCGGCTTTCCGCCATATCGAAGCGCCATTCCTGCGGATCGACCGGCTCCTCACCCTCGCCCCGCTCCTGCTTGGCGAGCCATTCCTTGCGCCGCATAGCCTCGACGAGTTCTGGCGATGGCGAAGCCGCGGCTTCCACCGTCAACGGCTCAGGTTTACTTGGCTCTGGAGCCGTTTGTTTGGCGACGCGCCGCTGCGCCGAGAGCCATCCTTCAACCGCGCCGTTCGGATAGATTACCGTGGCATTTTCCGCGACGATGATCGTCCCCACCGGTAGCTTCCATCGCTGAAATTCCTTCAGTTCCGGCCAAGGACGATGCCAGTCGGTCTTCGCAATCGGCCGTAGCCAACTCACGCGGTTTTTCTTTCATCGACATGGCTCCCGTTCGGCCATTCGCTCTCGAACCACCAACCATCTTGCCGATGCTCGGCGGACGTCACGCAGGAGCTGTGCTGGACACGTTGCCAGGCCGTCCATTGCGGAGTGCCCTTGGCGACAAAAACCTTCCCGGCGGCCTTGCTTACCACCTCGCTGAAGCCGACGAAGCGCTCCTGCGTGAGGTATCTAACCGCGTGGACAGGCCGGTAATCCGGCTTGCTCGTGCAATAGGCCCGGAATGCTGGCAAGGACG